TCTTCGTAGATTTTCTCTTCTGCTTCTAAGTGTTGTAAGTGTGACATATTGTCCTCCTTTGTTAAGTTCATATACAATATTACTTGACATATCTTATATTGTCAAGTAATATAATAGGTGAACTTAATAAATAATAAAGGGAGGCAAAAATGCCACAAGATATAACAAACCAAAACGACATACCAATGGCAATGATAACTGCTGACATCTCATCGCAAGATGTAGAGATCGTCATGGGGCTAATCAAACTGTTGGTCAGCCAACGAAACGGAACAGCTTCTGATGATGAGACGATGAGACTTCACGACATCAAGACTGCGCTTCGTGAAGGGTTGCTCCAACACAACCTAGACCAACACAATCAGTTGATCGGAGGCGCAGAACACTAGGCTGTCCAAGCCTCAGAGCCTTTGCCGAACGTACATGGTAATCAAACCAACAACGACGGACAAAGGCTCTGAAACGTGCGCTAGTTTGTTCTGAGGGTGGCCCTGACAAGCTAGCAAATGGGAGATAGGGGGAACCCCCCCATTTGCTAGCTTGTCTATCTTTATCTTTAGAGCAGAAAATAGACAGGCACAGAATATCCAGAAAATTTGACATTTTGCGACCCCCCTTATATAACAAAAAGGGTTAGGAGTCCCTGGGCCTTCGTCAAAATTTCATATGAAAAAAACTTGCATCACTTGTAATCGAACACTTCCACAAACGGAATACACCAAAAATCGTAATGTCTGTAAACGCTGCACCTCTTTTCAAAGAAACGTTGCAAGGAATCATACGCCGGAATCCTACATCACAATTGTTTACAACAAATTAAAAAGCGCAAGAGTAGACATGGAGTGGGACATTGATTTGGACCACATAAAAAATTTATGGCAAAAACAAAAAAAGCGTTGCGCGCTTTCCGGAGTATTTATGACGTGGCACGGAGGCGAAGGACGACAGGATCTTAATGCCAGTATTGATAGAAAAGATCCCACAAAAGGATATATAATAGGCAACGTGCAATTGGTCGCACAAAGAGTCAACACCATAAAGCATACTCTAGGAGAAGGAGAACTTTATTGGTGGTGCAAAAACATTGTAAATAAAAAAGAGACAGACAATGCCGATTAAGTTTAAACCTTCAGAAAAAATCTACGACCGCAGAACCGGGACAACCACCGTTGTTCATCATTGGATGAAAGGAACACCGACCAAGGACTTATTGGAAGCGCTTGAAAAAGAAAACGTCCGACCAAGATTGAAACATAAATTTAGGAGAGAATTATGGAGAAGGAAAAACTTGGCTCTGCCAAAGAGAAAGAAAAACTAGCTGCTTATTGGTACAATCGCGGCTTTCGTGGATCGGCGCTGCAGGAGAAAATTTTTTCCGGGGCGCAGGAAAACGAGTTGGTTGATAACAACAACGAAACTTGTAAAGTGTGCGATTGAGTGAGGTATACTAATGGATATTGATTTGGAACGTTTGGCGGAGCAATATCCCGACGCAACGAAAGAACTCATTGAATTGACAGAGGCATTACGCACCAAACAACTCCAACGCAATGGCGCAGAAAGCTTTCTGACGTATGTCAAACACATGTGGCCCGATTTCATTGAAGGACGCCACCATCAGATTTTCGCTGAGAAACTTGAACAAGTGGCTCGTGGCGAGGTAAAGCGTTTGATCGTCAACATGCCCCCACGTCACACAAAAAGTGAGTTCGCATCCACCTACTTTCCATCATGGATCCTAGGCAGAAACCCGAAACTCAAAGTCATGCAGATCACACATACAGCAGAATTGGCCTTTCGCTTTGGTCGAAGAGTCAGGGATTTAATTGATTCCGAAGATTATCAATCCGTTTTTCCAGGGGTGGCGCTTAAAGCAGACAGCAAATCGGCAGGACGTTGGGAAACCAGCGGTGGGGGCGAAGCGTTTTATTCGGGTATCGGCGGAGCCGTAACCGGACGGGGTGCGGATTTGTTGGTTCTCGATGACATTCACTCGGAGCAAGACGCTTTGAGTCCAACGGCCTTGGACAACGCATGGGAATACTACAGCTCTGGGCCGCGACAGCGGCTACAACCGGGCGGAGCCATTGTCATTGTGATGACTCGATGGTCGACCAAGGACTTAACAGGCAGATTATTAAACAAACAAGCCGAAGACCACGCCGATCAGTGGGAGGTCGTAGAATTTCCAGCGATTTTCCCTGAAACACACAAACCTTTGTGGCCCGGTTATTGGAAGATCGAAGAACTGGAAGGCGTAAAAGCGTCCATTCCGGTATCCAAATGGGAAGCACAATGGATGCAAAACCCCACTTCTGAAGAAGGCGCGTTGCTCAAACGTGAATGGTGGAACACTTGGAGCAAAAAAGAAGTCCCGCAAATGCACTACGTCATTCAAAGCTACGACACGGCGTTTAGCAAAAAAGAAACCGCGGATTTTTCTGCCATTACTACTTGGTGCGTGTTTCATCCAGACGAAGGCTCGCATCGTCCTTGCCTATTACTGCTCGATGTTAAAAAAGGGCGGTGGGATTTTCCGGAACTAAAAAGAGTTGCAGTAGAGCAATACAAATATTGGGAACCCGACACCATCATCATTGAAGCAAAGGCATCCGGTATGCCCCTCACCGATGAGTTGCGTCAAGCAGGCATACCCGTTGTGAACTACTCGCCAGGAAAAGGGCAAGACAAAATTGCAAGAGTGAACTCGGTTGCACCCATACTCGAATCGGGCATGGTTTATGTGCCGGAAACGCGTTGGGCGGAAGAACTGGTTGAAGAATGTGCAGCATTTCCTTTCGGAGATCACGACGATTTGGTAGACTCAACCACTCAGGCTCTTCTTCGCTATCGACAAGGAGGGTTTATTGGTTTAGAATCAGATTATGATATGCAGGACAACGAGCCTCGCAGAATCCGAGAATACTACTAGAGGAAGGGAAATGGACAAAGGTGAAAAAATCAAGGACCAAGGATTTGTTCCTTACGCAAAACAAAAAACCATAGCAACCAGCAAAGGGCCAAAGCCCGGCGCAGGCAAAGGTAAATCAAGAGGCAAAGGCGCAGCACTACGCGGCACTAAGTTTACTGGGGTATATTAATGGCTATTAGAAGTTTACTTACCAAAGGCCTTGGGTCTTTGATGCGAAGAGGCAGAGGCAAAAACAGAAAGCTGACTCCCGACGAGATTGCGGAAAGGAAGAGATTAGATCTTGAGTACAAAGCAGACACAGATTATGCAGACGTAATGAGGAAGGCAGACACAGATTATGCAGACTTAATGGAGGCGAAACAGGCGACTCAAGCAGCAAAAGGGCGCTATGAAAAAGCTAGCACCCAGCTAGATGAAGTGCTCAACCCCTACAGGATGAAAGGAAGCACAGCCATGCGAGCCAAACAAGTTGGAGACGAAACCATGCAAATGATTAGGGATTCAGTTATGAAAATGGATCTTCCAGCAGCTAAAAAAGTAGAGACGGTTAGATCAGCAGCAACAGCAATTAGAAACGCAACTCCCGCTCAACTAGCTAGTTCAGACGCAACCACGGTAGCGAATAACATTTTAAGAATGTTTGCTGCTGGAGGCGCAGGACTCGTTGGAGGTATGGAATTAGAAGGAGCGGCCAGAGAAGGCAGACTTCCTGAAATGATACAAGATTCTTTTTTAGTCAGACCAGAGTTCAGAGGCATGAGAGATACAGGTGATGCTGTCGGTAAAATGATGGGCGCAACTCAGATGAGTTACGACATGCCTGATCCAGAGCCAGGACTTGAAGAAGGATCAATAGGAGATTTGTTACTTTTCAACAGGTTGTTTGGAGACTAACCAATGGCAATAGGCGACAACAAGCCGACCAATATAGATCGGATCTCTGATCTTATTGACTTAGACGTCGAAGCAGGCGAAACAGTAGAAATCGAAGAACCGATGTCCATGGACCAAGGTGCTTCGGTATCGTTTATTGAAGACGGATCAGCGGAAATAAACTTTGGTCCGGAAGAAATGGACATGGACTTCATGGATCAGATTCCTTTCGACGCAAACCTAGCGGATTATTTAGAAGAAGGAGAACTGGGACTGATTGCCAATGATTTAGTCGGCGACTTTGACGAAGATCATGCAAGCCGAGGAGATTGGGAACAGACCTATGTCGAAGGCTTAGACCTACTCGGTTTCAAATACGAAGATCGCGACCGTCCGTTTCCAGGCGCAAGCGGTGTCACCCACCCCCTCCTAGCAGAATCAGTCACACAATTCCAAGCTCAAGCCTTTAAAGAGCTTTTGCCATCAAAAGGACCTGTAAAAACACAGGTAATGGGCATGGAAACACCCGAAATTGAGGCGCAAGCGAAAAGAGTTCAAGAGTACATGAACTACCAAATAACCACCGAAATGCAGGAATATACCCCTGAAATGGACCAATTATTGTTCTATTTACCGCTTGCAGGGTCTGCGTTTAAGAAGGTTTATTTTGATCCAAGCAAACAAAGAGCGGTCAGCACCTTTGTACCCACAGAAGATTTAGTTGTTCCGTATACAGCAAGTGACTTAGAAACTTGCGAGCGCGTAACACACATTGTCAAAATGACATACAACGAAGTTCGAGCGCAACAACTTGCAGGATTCTACAGAGACATATCCATTGAACCGTCCGAGACAAACATAGACAGTAAGCCACAAGACAAAGTGGATGATCTCGAAGGCGTGTCGGCTAGTGGCACAACGGAAATGATGTATGAACTCTTGGAGTTTCATGTGTCCATGGACATACCGGGATTTGAAGATCCCGACGGGATGCACATTCCTTATATCATTACTGTTGATCGAACATCAAACAAAGTTTTGTCCATCCGTAGAAACTACGATCAAAATGATCCTTTAAAAAGAAAGACTCAGTATTTTGTTCATTACAAATTCCTTCCAGGATTGGGTTTCTACGGATTCGGACTCATTCACATGATCGGCGGTTTGTCTAAAACTGCAACGGCGGCCCTTAGACAATTAATAGATGCGGGAACCCTCGCGAACCTTCCTGCTGGATTTAAAGCAAGAGGCCTTAGAATCAGGGACGACGAGACTCCACTAGAGCCGGGAGAGTTTCGTGATGTTGATGCACCGGGAGGCGCGCTTCGAGATTCTTTAGTGCCACTGCCTTATAAAGAACCCTCGCAAACACTGCTTGCATTAATGGGAACCTGTGTTGAAGCCGGACAACGTTTTGCTTCTTTGGCAAACCTACAAATCGGCGAAGGCAATCAAGAACTGCCGGTCGGCACAACCATGGCTTTATTAGAGCAAGGCACTCGTGTCATGTCGGCAGTACACAAACGATTGCATTACGCGCAGAAAACAGAGTTTAAAATATTGGCAAGGTTGTTTGCGCAATATCTACCACCAGAATACCCGTATCTTGTTGCTGGCGGAAACCAGACAATTAAACAACAGGACTTTGACGACCGCGTTGATGTGGTTCCTGTTTCTGATCCAAACTTCTTCTCAATGAGTCAAAGGATTTCACTTGCGCAACA